CGCTACTGACCAAATCACCAATGCAGCAGACACGGCAGCACAAGACACGATTAACCAAGCCGTACAGGAGCTAATCACAGCAGGCCAAGCGCACAGCAAAAAACAGTCTGCTATTGGCTTGACTGAGTTGATGCGGGAAACGGTGGACGAATACACGCGCACCGAGGAGCAAAAAGCCGTATCTGGTTTTGTCGAACTGGATAACCTGATTGGCGGTTTTGGACGTGGGGAGTTGATCATCATTGGCGGTCGGCCTGCGATGGGCAAAACCTCGTTTGCCATGAATGCGATTTATAACGCTGCTAGTCATGCTGAACTGCCTTGGCTGGTCATTGAGCTAGAGATGCCACGCGTGCAGCTAGGACAGCGATTGCAGGCTGCTGTGGGGTCGATACCGCTAGGTGTGATTAAGTCTAAACAACTAGACGGGGATCAGTTAGCACGCTACGGCCATGCGACGCAGCAGATTAGCAAAGTACCGCTGAACATTAATGACCAATCATCGCAAACACTGGCAGACGTGCGAGCGCAAGCGAATGCGCTATATCGGCAGCATGGCAGGCTAGGCGGGGTTATGATTGACCATCTGGGGCTGATGGGCGGCATCGACGCAAACAACAAAAACAACAGCATCGGCGAAATCACAATCGGCTTAAAGAATTTGGCGAAGGATCTGGATTGCCCGATCATTTTGCTATCACAACTTAACCGCTCACTTGAGAGCCGACCGAACAAGCGGCCAACGATGGCAGACCTACGCGACTCAGGGTCGATTGAACAGGATGCAGATATTGTGCTGTTTGTTTATCGTGACGAAGTTTATCATCCTGAATCGAACGAGAAGGGGTTGGCTGAGATCATTGTGGGCAAGCAGCGTAACGGGGCGCTAGGCACGGTTAAATTACAATTTCGCGGCGAATACAGCCGTTTTGATAATCTGATGGTGGGGTATACCAATGACATCTGAGAACGGCCATACAGCGCAAACGGTGAGCAATAAGGCGCTAAGATTGCAGTACACTCTGGACATCTACGAGGAGTTGACGATAGACGGGTCAAAATGGGTGTGTTGGCAGGCGTTGGCAGCGCGTGCGGCAGTCGGCTTGAAGTCTACTGAGCAACTTGCTAGTACCTGCATTAACGAGTTGTGCAAACAAGGCCATTTTGAGATCAGAGAGACTGAGAACGGGCGGCAGGTGAAAAGGCGATATGATGCGCAAAATATCGCTTGACTTGTATCATGTGATACATGACAATTGACACACAGCACAACGCTGAACAATGACGAATGAGGGCTACACAATGAGCATCGCAACACTGATCCTAGGCCAGTCTGGCACTGGCAAGAGTACAAGTCTACGCAATCTGAATCCGGCGGACGTGCTGTTAATTCAAGCAATCAAGAAGCCGTTACCATTCCGTTCAAAAGATTGGCAGCCGCTCACCAAAGACGGCGGCAATGTTTTTGTGACTGATTCGGCTGCAAAAATCTGCCAGATCATCGAAAAGACGCAAAAGAAAATTATTGTGATTGATGATTTTCAGTACATCATGGCAAACGAATTTATGCGCCGCACCGCTGAGCGCGGATTCGATAAGTTTACTGACATCGGCAAAGCTGCATGGGATATTTTTAACGCGGCAAGCGCAGCAGCAGACAAGCGGATCTACATTCTGAGCCACACAGAGCAATCAGAATCTGGCGTGACCAAGCTGAAAACAATCGGCAAAATGCTAGACGAAAAAATCACGCTTGAAGGCATGGTGACTATTTGCCTGCGTACCTCAGTCACAAATGGCGTTTACGAATTCAGCACTCAAAACAACGGCAGTGATACGGTGAAGTCACCAATCGGGCTATTTGAATCTGAGCGAATTGACAACGACCTAGCCGCAGTTGATGCAGCTATTGTCGAATACTACGGCCTAGCATAACGCTAGGTCTTTACCAGCCAATCAATGGAGAATGGCAAATGAACTACACCCTAGACACTAACGCAGCGAAAGCAGCAAACGCAGGCGGACGTATTGACGCGACGGGCAAGTATCGCGGCAAGATCAAGCACGCAATCATGTTTACCAATCGCAACGGCACAGACGCGGTAGAGTTTGAGTTTACCGATTCGACAGGTTCGGCGGCCACTCTAACGCTTTGGACTCGCAATGAAAAGAATCCAAAACTGAGCGGCTTTAACGTGCTTATGTCGATGATGACCGTGTGTGCCATTAAGTCACTAAACGGCGTAAATCGTGTCATCAAAAAATATGACTACGAGCAAAAAGAAACGGTCGATACGACTGTTTTGGTAGCGCCTGAGTTTGACGGCAAAGAAATCACGCTTTTATTGCAGCGTGAGGAGTACGAAAAAAATGACGGTGGTATCGGTTACCGCATGAACATCTTTGCGGCAGCACAGCATAGCACTGACCTGACTGCAAACGAGATCCTAGAGCGCAAAACGCAGCCCGAGGAATTGTTTAAGTTGATGGAGCGCCTAGCCGATAAAAAGGCAAAGCCGAAAGCAGGTGGATCAAAGCCAGCACAGAATTTAGCCGATGATTTAGATTCGGACATTCCTTTTTGATCTAAATCAACAGCTTAGCCGCTAGAAATGGCGGCTATCATCCAAAAAATCTGAGGAAATGACGAATGAAACCGACTGACGAGCAAATGGCAGCCGTGGCAATGGCGGCAAAACTGCAATCGTTTAAAGTGATGGCATACGCGGGCGCAGGTAAAACCAGTACCCTAAAGCTGATCGGAACAGAGCTATCGCACTATCGCGGCCTGTATCTGGCATTTAACAAAGCAATCGCAAGCGAAGCGGCTGCAAAGTTTGGCAGTAACGTACAGTGCATGACGTTTCACAGTTTGGCGTATCGCAGCAGTCCAAAATGGCTAACGGCCAAACTGAGCAACAAGCGTATTTTCCCCGAGCAACTGGCACTAAATTGGGATCTGCAAACCTACGAACTGCCGACCGATCCAGCTAAGCGCAAAACCGGCAATGATGCGACGCGCAAGCTATCAGCGCGAAACCAAGCTGTAGCAATTGAAAATGCTGTAGCCAACTTTGCGTCATCAACTGAGCAAGAGCCAACCGCGCAGCATGTTTGGGCAGCATTGCCTGATTGGATTGAGCGCAACACGCGCAACGACTTAGCGAAGGTGTTAGAGCCATACGCCAAAAAGCATTGGCGCAACCTGATCGACCGGAACGATCAGTCAAAAATCGGGCATGACGTGTATCTTAAGTATTGGGCATTAAATGATCCGTATGTGTCGGCAGATTTTATTTTGTTTGACGAAGCTCAAGACGCCGACCCGATCATTTTAGGCGTACTTGAGCAGCAGCGACATGCGCAAATTATCTATGTTGGCGATGCTCACCAGCAGATTTATTCATGGCGCGGTGCGGTTAATGCCATGCAGTCGCTACAATTGCCGACTGTAAAACTCAGCCAATCGTTTCGTTTTGGCGATGCAATCGCAGAGCAGGCCAATCTGATCATTTGCAACTTGTTGGGCGAAACCGTACCACTGCGTGGACTGTCAAGCATTGCTGACAGCGTATCAAGCAGTGAGATTGACGACCCCGACGCGATTCTATGCCGCACAAATGCAAAGGCCTTTGCGACGATGGTCGAGCAGTTAAGCATGGGAAAAACAGCATCATTAGAAGCAAATACCGCCGAGATTGCACGCTTTATTGATCAGTCGATCCGATTGCAGGCGGGGCTTAAAGCGGATCATCCAGAGCTTGAAGCATTCGCAAATTGGACTGAGGTCACGCAGTATTGTGCCGAGTATCCACGAGCCGAGATTGCACCACTCGTTAACCTGATCAACAAAAACGACCCGCGCCAACTGCTGCACGTTGCCAAGAACAGCGGACATCGTGACGATGCTGATGTGATTGTCTGCACAGCGCACAAGTCGAAGGGCTTGGAGTTTGGGCGGGTGCAATTGGCCGATGATTATTTTTATAAGACCGAAGGCGCGTTTTTGCCGGTGATTGACGAGGACGAGTCGCGGCTTATGTATGTTGCTGTAACCCGTGCTAAGCATGTGCTAGACGTAACTAAGCACGGCAAGTTTTTCGAATTGTTGGGTGTAAAGCTGCATTGATTCGATGCAGGTAACGGGGCTTTTAATTAAGCCCTTTTTATTGCCTTGAATGTATCACATGATACAATCGGACATCGGGCAATAATCGGAGTTAATATGCTGACACCAGCACAGCGGCGGCGGGCAGTGACTTACCGCAATAAGTGCATCGTTCACGCGGTGTATATCAATCCACAGAGCGAGCCACTAGCCGCAAGCCGGTTGGTAGCTTTGAAAAAGGCAGGGCAAGCAGCGGAGTTTTTTCGGTCTGCTTTGCGTGATTATCAAATAACGGAGCGTAGAGATGAGCAATAGTATTGAGTGCGTAGATGCGCTGACATCGGATATTGATTGGAGTAAAGCGCCGGAGGGTGCGACGCATTACAACAAATATTCGAAGCAGTGGTTTGCGGCGTTTGGCGATGGCACGGTAATGGGTTTTGATCGTGGCTTGTGGCACAAGCTAACACGCGCCACAGTCTTTGACTTGGAAAGCGCAGCGGAAACAATCAAGCGCCCCGCATCAATCACCGACGTAGCCCGCAGCATTGAGGCGGCGCGGATCGAGGAGCAAAAGTTTAAAGTCAAGCCCTGCCCCCATGGCTGTGTTGCGGCGACTATTGAGCAGGCGTGTATGCCGTGGCCTGATGGCGACCCGCGCTATTTTGAAACGTCGCCAGTCGGTCAAAAGCACGACACGAGCAAACCGCGTCATAGTCTATTGCCGGTCGGCAGCGTAGAGCGCGTTATCGACGTTTTAGAGTTTGGCGCAACTAAGTACGCCCCAGACGATTGGCAGCATGTTAGCGATGCGCGGACGCGGTACTATGACGCTACTATGCGGCACTTATCGGCTTGGTGGCAGGGCGAAACGCACGACGCGGAATCCGGTTTGCATCATTTGGCGCACGCGGCCTGCTGTATTCTGTTTTTGCTGTGGTTTGAGCGGGGCGCAAAATGAATACATGGCGCGTCACATACAAGCGGGCGCGGGCAATGGGCAAGGCGCGGCACAATGCCAGCTTTGCTTACATGCTTGATCAGTGGTGTAAGCTAAAAATCGGCAGCCTGTTTAATTTGTCAGTGGTTACGGGCTACTCGATACAGTGGCTTGATACGTTGCGGCGCGGTGTTCGACAGCCGACCGAGTTTTGTGCGAATGCTGTCATGGATGCAATGGGCATTATTGAGCGTGAACACATCGCTAAATGGCAGCAGGAACGCGCTAAACAGCGTTTAGGCGGTCGGGTGGTGCAAACGTACAGGGCGGGGGTGCAACATGAATCACATTGAAATGATGCGATTGGCGGAGCAGAACGCAAAGCATAGCGACTGCACAGAATGCAAGGTTGGCGCGGTTGCTGTTTTGGGCGATCAAGGCGGCATGATTAGCGCCTTTAACACAGCGATATTCGACGGCAGCAATGCAAACCACGCCGAGTACAAGATCGTGACTATGGCTAATCTTGGCGGCGAGTCGCTATATGGCGCAACGCTGTACGTCACCCGTCGGCCATGTGCGCGATGCACTGAGATGCTGCTACCGCTAGGGCTAAAGGCGGTCTATTATCGGGATGCACAGCCAGAGATGGGGCATTTGCAGCGGTTTCGAGCGCACGGGGTCGAAGTGGATGGCGGGTGGATCGTAGGGCAGGTTGCTGAGTCTTGGGCAGAGCGGAATGGGGTGTGCGGTGAGTGATTTTTTAAGTAGCGAGGATTTGGCGGGACTGCCGCAAGAATTGATCGATCAGCTTGAGATCAGCGACAGCGACAAAAAAGACATGTTGATTTTTGATCTGGTCAAAGAGCATCAGCCGATTCACTTGAATCACCTGCTCATCAAGATTTGGCGAAAAACGGGCGCGGTTGAGCAAAAGACAAAACTCATGGCGCGCTGCTATCGGATGAGCGTTAAGGGCTTGATTAAGAGCGTTGACGGCAAAAAGGGTGTTTATGAGGTGGCGAAATGAACACACTAGAGCTATCGGTAAACCAGTGCGCGGATTTTCTTGCGACTGGCCTTGCGTCAACTCTAGTCAGTGATCGGTCGGTGCTGAAAGTGGGTGATTTGATCACTGTATGTGACCGGCAGTGTGTTGTGCGGGCGGTACGGGATGAACCGCATAGCACGATGAAACGGGTGTGGATTCGGCGGGGTAACGGGCTATGAGAGCCGCACGCATAGACGCTAATCAGCCTGTAATCGTCGCAGCACTACGCAAAGCCGGATGCACAGTGCAGCACTTGCACAGCGTCGGAAAAGGTTGCCCTGATCTTCTTGTTGGTAGAGCGGGTATTAACTACCTGATCGAACTGAAGGACGGGGCCAAGGCAGCGAGTGAGCAGCGATTAACGCCCGATCAAGTGGTGTGGCATGGGGAGTGGGGTGGATCGGTTGCGGTGGTGAATTGTGAAGAAGCGGCGTTGAAGGCGGTTGGGTTGTAAATAATTTAAATTATTTTGGTGTGGGGTGTTTACAGTGCCAATGATTGTTGGTATTATTAACACATACCGCAGCAATAGTGCAGGCGGGTAAGCCCAAGGGGAAGCAAGATGAACACACAGCAAGCAATCGAAGCAATCAAAGAAATTGGCGCAAATACCGTAGCAGATCGTGAAACTGGCTTCCTTTTCCGTGATCTGTCAGCAACTCAGATCAAAGAAAAAATCAGCGTAGCAATGAGCGGCGCGTTCTGGGCATTCAAAGCGATGGGCGTAGCAATCAGTGCAGACGACCTGCAAAACGCATATGCTGATGTCGAAAACCAAATGATCGATCAGTTTCTCGCAAATGCCGAACACAATGATTGCTGATTAACCAATCGCCCGCTTCGGCGGGCAATCCAAACCTTTTAGTGAGATGCAAAAATGGTCACTATCGAAAACATGCAAAACGCAAACGTAAACCGCACCAAGAAAACCGTTTTTGAGGTACGAGATGACGGCATGTACTGCGGGCGGTTTAGTGTGCTGGGCTACAACGCAAGCGAAGAGCGCTGCAAGGCTGCTTACTTCAAGGCAACTCAGGATGATCTAGACGACTAATCGAAATCCGACACAAAAACCCGCCTAACCAGCGGGTTTTTTATTTTAAAATGTTTGCGAATACCTGTTGACGCTACCAACGATAATAGGCATAATAGCTACATAGACAGACGCACAGGGCGTTAGTCAGACCCAAGGGGAATACAGATGAACAAGTCACAGATTTTCAAAGCAGCCCACGCGCTAACCAAACTCGTAAACAAAGCTGGCGACAGCTACCAAGTCACCTTTGCAGCCGCCCTGCGCATCATCATCGCTGACAACAAAGCCCCCGCCTACACTTTTGAATCAGTTATGGCCGCATTCAAGGCCGCTGCACACGCAGCAAACCAACACAAATTGAATACTGAAAAAGGCATTTCTGCAAAAGCCCGCGCATTTTTCGAGCAAAAATTTGAATCCGATTGGGTCGCAAAAAACAAAGATATGCGCAACCCACGCAACCAAGTCGCACTAGGCCTTTCAACTCGTAACGCTATGACATTGCGCTGTGTAAACATGCCATATCTGACCAACACCGATTTAAACGCACTGCTCAGCATCCTCGGTTTGAGCAGCGACTTGATCGACAAACCAGCAAGCCGCAGCCGCGCAATCAAAGCCGCATTTGCAGCGATCTAAGGAGTAACACAATGACCCCAACACAAGCCCGTCAAGCCGTCGAATTACTCGGCGGCCTATGCAAGACAGCCGACCTCATAACCAACACGGTCGGCAATCCGCTAGACCGTCCGAGCTTACTGCGCATACTCAAGCGGGACAAGATACCAGATTGGTTGGCAGATCAACTCAAGCAGCGAGTGTTTGAGCATCATCGAGATTGTGCAGTATTGTTGACAGAGGTCGCCTAGTGCGGCCTTTGTGCTATGATTTACTTACCGCAATCGGCGTTCCCTTTTCCCGATGTGCGAGTATGGGGGTGAGTTATGGCAGCGCCGAAGGGTAATAGATTTTGGGAGTTGCGCAGTAGTCACGGGCGCAAGCCTATTTTTCATGATGCGGCCGAGTTATGGGATGCGGCGTGCGAGTATTTCCAGTGGGTCGAAGATAACCATATCGAGGACGAACAGCTATTCGCATATCAGGGCGCGGTGACCCGCGAAACGACTTATAAACCACGCCCGATGACCCTTAACGGGCTTTGCTTGTTCTTGGATATATCGGACGAAACTTGGTTTGACTACTGCAAGCGAGAAGATTTTATTGGAGTCACTAAGCGAATTCAGAAAGTTATTTACGAACAAAAGTTTGCGGGCGCTGTATCTGGTCACTTTAACGCCAATATTATCGCACGAGATTTGGGACTGGCGGACAAGACCGAAGCGCCGAAGCAGCAGGCAGAAGTGACGGTGACAATCAAGCGAGCGGCGCGTAATGATTGAGGTCACACTCACCGAGCCGCAGGAAGATTTTGTATTTAGCAGTAAGAAATATCCGCTATTCGTTGGTGGCTTTGGTGCGGGTAAGTCACAGAGTTTAATCGCACGTTCGTTGCTGCAACTCATTCAAAACCCCAAAGTTGATCAAGGTTATTTTGCGCCAACTTACGACCTTATCCGCCTGATCGCTTGGCCGCGCTATCAAGCTATGCTGAACGATTGGGGGTTAAAGTACGAAGCCAATAAATCAGATGGCACGATAGCAGTCGATGGTTTTGGAAAGATCATTTTCAGATCAATGGACAAGCCGGACGGCATTGTTGGTTTTGAGATTGCAGACGCGGTGATTGACGAACTGGATACGCTGCGGATCGAACATGCGCGCAATGCTTGGAATAAGATTATCGCACGGTGTCGTCAACAGAAGTCGGATGGTACGCGCAACACGACGGCAGTTGGAACAACGCCGGAAGGCTTCCAGTTTTGCTACGACCGATGGGTGCGGCACGGCTCAGAAAGCTACGGAATCTATCGAGCGCCAACCTCATCGAATCCGTATTTGCCAGACGACTATGTAGACGGGCTGCGCGAAACATATCCGGCGCAGTTGCTGGCCGCATATCTCGAAGGCCAATTCGTCAACCTCGCAAGCGGCGGCGTATATCCTGATTTTGATCGGGTGCTAAACGGATCGGATCAGGTAGTAACGGGTGCTGAGCCGCTGCATATTGGCATGGATTTCAACGTGCAGAACATGGCGGCCGTGGTCTACGTCATGCGCTTGGGGATGCCACACGCAGTCGATGAACTGATGGGCATACGCGACACGCCGGCGATGTGTGCGGCAATCAAAGAGAAATACGCAGGTCATCCGATTACAGTTTATCCTGACGCGGCAGGCCAAGCGACAAGCTCAAAAGACTCTAGCATGTCTGATCATATCATCCTGCGAAATGCAGGCTTTGCATTGTCGGTGCTTGGCGTAAATCCAAGTATCAAAGATCGGGTTAATGCTGTGAATGCGCTAATTCTGAACGGCGCAGGCGAGCGGCGGCTAAAGGTGAATGCTGACCGATGCCCACGATTCACCGAGTCGCTAGAGCAGCAGGCATATGATAAAAACGGATCGCCTGACAAAGCTGGCGGGCTCGATCACGCAGCAGACGCTGGCGGCTACGCACTTGCTAAGCTATTCCCGATCACTATACCAAAACAGCGACAATCTGTTATCATCCCGAACAGACAGCATCATTGGAATAACCGATAATGAAAGACGTTGATATCGGACAGAAGGCGCTCAAGCGATTCACGGCGGCATATGAGCCTGTGCGTGATAATCGCCTGCAATGCTTGTCTGATCGGCGTTTTTGCTACGAAGCGGGCGCGCAATGGGAGGGCGGACTAGAAGATCAGTTCGCTAACCGGCCACGCTTCGAGATTAACAAAGTCCATCTGTCGATCATCCGCATTCAAAACGAGTACGCAAACAACCGGATCGAGCCACGATTCCGGCCTAAAGATTCTGCATCAAGCCGTGAAACTGCCGACACATTAGCGGGGCTATATCGCGCCGACTTTCAAGACAGCAACGGCAAAGAAGCATTCGACAATGCGTTCGGTGAAGCATGTTCGGGTGGTATCGGTGCATTCAAGTTGTGCGCTGAGTATGAGGACGAACACGACCCCGAAGATGAGCGCCAGCGCATTCGATTCGAGCCAATCGTCGATGCCGATCAAACGGTATTTTTCGACAATTCCAGCATTCGCAAAGACAAAGCTGATGCGATGTGGGCGTTTCAGATTTTCAGCTTGTCGATTGAATCATTCGAGGATCGGTTCGGCAAGTTAGCCGCGTCATTCGATCAGGTCGATAATGTCAACGGGATTTATGAATGGATCTCGAACGACGTTGTTCGCATTGCTGAATACTATGAGGTCGAGCTCAAGCCGCAGACTGTCGAAACTTACGCGCTTAAAGCCGATGAATCATTGGTCGAGTATCTGACGAAAGAGGATGAGGATTACAGCGAAGATCGGCAAGAGCTGATCGACCGTGGGTTTGCGTTCAAAAAGTCTAAGAAGATCAAGACGCGCAAGATTCACAAATACCTGATCGACGGCGCTGGTGAAGTGCTTGAGGATTGCGGCTATATCGCAGGCAAGTATATTCCGCTGATTATGGCATACGGTAAGCGCGTGTTTATTAACGGGATTGAGCGGGCTATCGGTCATGTTCGCATTGCACGTGACCCGCAGCAGCTTTATAACATGATGGTTTCGGCGCTTGCTGAGTCTGCCGCCGAGTCTGGCGTTCAAGTGCCGATTTTTACGGCTGATCAGATCGCAGGCCACGAAAATACTTGGGCTGATCATGCTGTTGCTCGCAAGCCGTACCTGACTATTAATCCGACACATGATCCAATGACCGGCGCAACGATTCCCGCAGCCCCTGTGGGGTTTACACAACCGCCAACTGTACCGCCTGCGATGGCTGCACTAATTCAGCAGATGGATGCTGATGTTGCACAGCAAACCGGCAATCAGGCGCAGGGTGAGAAGCTTGTAGCAAACGTGTCGGCGCAAGCAATCGACATGGTGCAAAAACAGGTTGATATGCAGGCGTTTATCTATACGGATAACTTCGCCGATGCCGTCGCGCACTGTGGCCGCGTTTGGATGTCGATGGCCTGTGAGCTATACGATGAGGACGGTCGGGAAATGCAGGTAGTCGAGCCTGACGGGATGGAAAACACCGTAGAGCTAAATCGACCAATGGCGGATGATGACGGCAAGATTGGTTATGAGAACGATCTCAAGGCGGGCAAATACGATGTCTTTGTTGATGTCGCGCCGTCATTCAGCAGCCGCAAGGATATGACCGTAAAAAACTTGGTGGCGATGCTGCCGAGTGTTGCCGATCAGGAGCTGTCTGGTGTTATTACGTCGATTGTGCTGCAAAATATGGATGGCGAAGGGCTGGATGATCTGCGTGCGTTTACTCGCAAGCGGCTATTAGCTCA